ATAAAAATGCCTCAGATCGTGCCATGTCATCCGCGCGACAGGTTTGTTGTTGTACAGCGCGTTGTCACAGGCCGCATGCAGACCTCGCTTACGCCAATTGCTGTGGTCTGCCATTGACCCTGTTTTGGTGGGAAACACGAGGTTATTGCCGCGCATTTCGAGCGGCTGTTCCATTTTCCATTCCCGCAGCATCTGAGCCACGACGTTCGGCATCTTCAGCGTGCGGTAGCTTTTATCAGTTTTTGGCAAACCAATTACCGGGTATTCCTTTCTGTCTTTGTGGCCGCGTTTTTTCTTCGCCCGCTTCACATTGATATAACCGTAGTCGAAATCCAGATCGTCCCAGGTCAAAGTAACCTGTTCGCCAGCCCGCAGACCTGTGTAAGCGGCAAACATGATCTGACGCCGGTAAAGATCAGGGGCAGCGCTTATTACGCAGGCCATTTCCGCAGGGCTGATGCTGCGGGGTTCTTTGGGCGGCAAGCCCTTCAACGAAATTTTTATCTTTTCTGCCGGTGATTTGTGCAGCCAGTCGCGGGTGACGCACCAGTCAAACATCTGTTTGATTGTCACAAACGCCCGTCTGACGGTCGGCTTTGCTCGACACTCGGACATTTCCCTGCGGACATTTTCGGCCAGCAGATCGTGCGTGATGTCGCATAGATTAAAGTCACCGACAAAACGATTGCCCACCCGTACCAGACAAAGCTGCTTCAGGTGCCGGGTTTTATTATCTAACTCACCGACGCCGATTTCACCGTCGTCGCAGCGTTCTTCTTGCTTGTCCAAAAAACGGTCGCACGCAACCCTCAAACTGCTGGGTAAGTCGCGCATGTTGCCGGGACGCAAGCGTGACATTTTTTGCAGCATGTCTTCGCGATGTATCGCGGCTCCGGCTTGTGTGCCAAAAAATCTTGGCTCACCACCGCCGTACTTCCTTAGATCGATGCGGTATTCTTTTCCCCTGACAATCTCGCGAACGCCTTTTGGTGTGTTGCTCTTTTTGCTCATTTCCGTCCTCCTTTGTGCTGCTAGATATAACTATTGTTATACTTAATACAACAGGTTTCTGCGCTGGAAGTCAGACGGCTTGCGGAACTTTTGCGGAAAACGCGCCAAAAACGCGCCAAAAAGAAAAGCCGCCTCCTTCGGGAGACGGCTAATGTATTGATTTAATTGTGTGATTTTGGTTGCGGGGGCAGGATTTGAACCTGCGACCTTCAGGTTATGAGTGTGTCCCAAGGCCCAATAAAATCAGATAGATACAGCCGTCTCAACACTTTAATACACCCACAATTATCGTAAGTCATCCTGAATCATCGGGAAAACGCGTTGAAAACGCGCCAAGCGTCGCGACTTCTAGGCGTCGTCAATGTTCAGTGACTTCCCCTGACCCGTCGCAAGTTTCACACGTCGTCCAGTATAGCCAATAAGTTTGATAAGGACCGTTGGCATCGACGCCGCCAATGACGCGTTCGCGTTCCACCTCACCGCTGCCATCGCAGTCGGGGCAGTCTTTAGAACCGACGGTCAGGATTCCATCTTTCAATAGCAACACGCAACAGCTTTGCTTGTGTAATTGCAGAGATATTTTTTTTATCGCTGCATAAAACAGCTTGCGCGCGTTTGTCGCCGCGCCACCATCGCCAACACTTTTTCATGTTTTCTTCGCCGTCTTTGGCGTCTGCGCCCAGAGTTCGTAATGGTGCTGCGAAATCTTTTTTTGAGCGATAATTAAGTCGCCGTTTTGGACAGCTTTACGCGCCATCTTCAACGGATCGTGACTGCCTAAATACGGACAGTCCTCTGTCGGCAACCAGCGACCATGCACACCCTTACAAACACCAATAACGCGCCACGTCATTTTGCGTCGTTCATTTGGTGACATAGCTGACTGGGAATGCTCGTCTGCGATCTGCTGATACGATCCGCAAACAACTTTTTTAAGATCGTCGTTCTGATTAATCGTCATGCGACTGAGCAAGTTCGTAGGCGATTGCCAGGTATCCGATAGCATCAATGTAATTGTCCTCCTTTTTGGGATCAGCTTTCATGCGCGCAACTTTCATCAGCGCCATCATTGTCGCCGTCTGCACAGCGTCGATGTCTGCGTCGATAAAAAATGACCACAGGTCAGCAATTGTCTGATGATTTTTTTTCGCAGGTCCGTACTCGCGCGCGCGATCACCTGTAATAATTGACCTAGAGATTTCCAAAACAACTTCACGGGGCGCAGGGTGATGCGGCTGTGGCGCTGCTACTTTGTCTGGCACAACGCATTCGGGGCAAGGCGCGTTGTCGTCATGCCGCAGGTAGCCATTCCCGCCGCACGTGTCGCACACCGTCATTGTTCGCCCCGAATTGCTTTAATGAGCGCAAACGGAATGCGGAAACGGTTGCCGTCTTTAATTATGGGACAATTATTCTTTTCAGCTATTTCGTTGAAAGCACCGCGCCGCAGCATGCGGTACATACGGTTGCGGTCAGCCGGTGTAGCGCTGCCATATATTTCTTGAGACGCTTGCTCGACCGATAAAAGTGTCGGCTTGTTGTACATTTCTTGTAACTCCTTTCAATCAGGAGAAACAAGATAGTAACAGATTTACATTAAGGTCAACTGTTTTGTTACGCTGAGTGTAACTATATCGTGCGTATCGCTTTTATGTAATGCAGCGCACGCAAGTCACTGTTATCAATATAAATTTCATCGTCCGGGTTGTGTTGCGACAGATGAATGCCGGTTTCTGTGCGATTCACGAATCGTTTTACAATTGCCCGCAACTCACCATTTTTCTCAAACTGCACCACGGCATAATCGCCAGCCCTGACCGGCCGATAGGGATGCACAATCACTACTTCCCCGGGGTAAAAGCGCGGCTCCATGCTTTCGCCCACAATCATCACGGCGTAGCAGTCTTCTACTTCTGCAAGGTAGGTGGGCTTTTCAATATAATCGACTGGGCCGTCTGATATAGCAACGGCACCCTGCCCTGCGGCTGCCCTGCCATACAGCGGTATATCATCACCGCGTCCGCGTTTTACCGCTTGCGCTTCAGCAGGCACGTCTTCACCGGCTACATAGTCGGTGCTGACGCCGAAGCGCTCCGCAATCATTCGGCATATAGGTTCGCGAGGCGGCGTTACTTCTTGCCTGTCCCACCGACGCAGTCGCGGCCCCGACACATCAAGCATGCGCGCAAGCTGCGCTGCCGTCACGTCGTTGGCGATACGTATTTCTCGGATTCTATTTTTTTTCATCAGTACCCATTCGCATGCACAGATAATGTACGGAAATTGTCAGTCCCTTGCAAGTAACAATCTGTTATACATTTGTTGCGTTTATAAAACAACGCACGTCCTTGAAACTTATGGGGGGCCAACGCCCCTTCCTTTTTTGGCATGACATTAAAAAAATATCTGAAAAACAGAAATTTAACTTACGGGCAGTTTGCGCGCCAAATCGGCGTAAGCCGGAACGCCGTTTATTATTGGGCGACCGGCAGACGGCGGCCGTCCATTGAAAACACATTAAAAATCGAAGCCGAGACGGAGTGGCTTGTAACTGCACGCGATCTGTTTAGCGCAGCATCGGAGGCGATTGATGCCTAATCGCAACAAGCAACGCGGATACGAACTAGAGGCCGCTTGCCGCGACTTCTGGATCGCAAACGGGTTTACAGCCAAGCGCACACTCGCCAGCGGCGCATACAAGCAGCAGCTTGGCGATGAGCATGCGGGCGACCTGCACATCGAAGATTTTGTGGTGGAAGCCAAGCGGAAAAAATCCGGCTTTAAATTTCTATACGACAGCCTCGCGCAAGATGACGGCGTGTCGGACTGGCTGTGCATCCGACAGGACCGCAGCCCCCGGCTCTACCTGATGCGCGAGGAAGCCGTGCTGAAACTCATGCAAATGGCATACGGCAAATGAAACTGTCTGATTTAGTCAAACACGTCAGCTACAGCAGCTTAGTCTGCGCCCGCACCGACATCGCCTACTGGGTCGCGCGGTACGGCCACAAACTGTACGACCCGACAAACGCTGCAATGGCACGCGGTCAGGCAGTCGAGCATGGCTTAAAATACTGCCACAACGGCGGCGAGTTTGACGATCCCATCGATGAAGCGATGAAAGAGTTTAACAAGCGCACCGCGCTTGGCGTAGACGGCGAAGCAAAGCAACGCGAAGCCAATAACATCCCCGGCTATTTTGAAAACTACGCTGACCTGTGGGACGGCAAACTGCCGCAGATCGAAAGCTACCAGCAAAAGATTACGCTGGAGATACCTGGCCTCCAAGTGCCGCTGATTGGCTACACCGATTTTGAATTTCCCGACAGCGTCGTTGATATCAAGACGACCGGGCGGATGCCGTCTGCCATCAGCGCATCGCACCGCTGGCAGGGCGCGATCTACCAGCAGGCCGCTGGCAATCGCAAAGTTGAGTTCATTTACCTGACGCCAAAGAAGGCGGCGCGTTACCTGCTTGAAGACAGTGAACAGGATTGGATTGCTGTCTGCCAAGCGGCAACGCGGCTGCAAACATTTCTGTCAGCGTTTGATGATCTGGAACACCTGACATCTGCGGTCATCCCAAACTACGAAAGTTTTTACTGGTCAAACCCGCAAACACGGAAAACGGCGCAGGAGATTTTTGGGTTCTAAGCGCTTCACGGCACCGCGCTTAAAAAAATGTGCCAACACAAATGAGGACAAAGACATGTCACGCACACGACTAACGAACCGGGAGCGGTTTGATATTGAAAGTTTTATCGCACGGAATGGCGATGAAACGGAACTTGGCTGGAAGTACCGCGCAAATTTGTCAGACGAAGCGGTCGCCGAGCAGTTTGGTGCTACCCGGCAAACAGTCGCGGCTATCCGCTCGAAGACGTTTGGCAATCTTGCAGGCCACGCTAGCCGTTCCGGCGGAAAGATGGCTGAACTTTTGGAACGGTTAGAAGCAGTCGAACAGAGGTTGCAGGCGCTGGATCAAAGCACCAACGCAAGGCAGCCAACTTGGAAGGACAAAAGCAACGGCAACGGAATCATTTCATCAGAAAGGGCAAAAGCATGCCTCTAAATTTAGACAGCGGCCCTGGTGAGGGCGGCAGCCAGTTCTACGACAAGCTGCGCTTCAACGCGCAGGGCGGGGTCTGGTACATGAAATCAGGCGATGAAGAAACGCGGTTTAACGACGGCTTCCAAGCGGTCTTTGACATGGACAACCTGCAAACGGGTTGGTCGCGGTTCAATGGATCGTTTTTGGATTTTATCGCTGACCCATCACTTGAAACATCGGCACCGAAACCAGCCGACGAGACGGAAGAAGACAAGTGGAAGCGCAGTTTCAAGGTGCTTGCCTTTTCCAACGATGCGTTCGGCGGCGTGGTTGAGTTCATGCACCAGGCGCGCACGGTAACTGCGGCGTTTTCAGAATTGTACGCCGATTACGAAGGCAAGAAGGCCGACGGCAAGCTGCCGGTCGTGAAGGTGAAGGGATCGCCCAAAAAGGTAGGCGATTACTACGCGCCGGATTGGGCGGTAGCGAAGATGGCCGACAGGCCGGACGCGTTTAACGGCGGCGCATCAGCGCCAGCAGCAGAGCCATCACCTGCTGACGCTGAGTTTTAGGTGCGCACACGGCAGGGGTGATGCCCTTCACCTCTGCCGTTTTTCTCGGATTAAAAAATGATGCCTGATCGCTACGCGACATTCGCGCCCAAGCTGGCCGACCTTGGCTATGACACCACGCCTGTGAACGGCAAGAAGCCAATCCTGACGGGCTGGTCGCAACGACCAGACACGGCAAAGGACTTTGCGCTTCACGGTGACGCCGGTATCGGCGTGCTGTGCGGCGGTGAACACAACCTCGTCGCCATCGATGTCGATGTGGTCAATCCATTTTTATCCAACGCCATAAAAGCATTGATTGAAGACACGCTGGGCAAGTCACCGCGCCGCGTGGGCAAGCAGCCAAAGTTCCTGATGATGTTCCGCTGCACGGAGCCAATGACCAAGCGCAAGACCGGCACCTATGAGATAGAAGGTGCAGACTGTCAGGTCGAAGTGCTGGCAGAGGGACAGCAATTCGTCGCCAGCGGCATACACCCCGACACACAACAAAAGTATTTCTGGCCCGACGACACCATCATGGACTTCCCCATTGAAGACCTGGAAACCGTCACGCCGGACGACCTGCAAGACTTCCTGCACGCGTCCGCAACCATACTGGACAAGTACGGCCCGCTGAAGGGCAGGGTCAGTGAGGTCAGAACCACACCACCGCCAGCGCTGAACCTGAAAGAACTGGACGGCGAGATTGCTGAGATCGAAACCGCACTCGCGTTTCTGCCCAATGATGACGAACATTATGATGACTGGGTGCAGACGCTGCATGCCATCAAGGGGGCGCTGGGGGACGATGGTTACGATCTCGCGCATCGCTGGTCGAAACGATCCGACAAGTACGACGAAGCAGAAACAGACCGCGCGTGGCGCAGCATAAAGGCCGTCAAACACATCGGTGCCGGGTCCATTTTCCACTGGGCATCAGAATACGGTTTCAACCTGCGGGAAGTGCGGGAGCCACAGCACCCCGGCCCTGCTGACGTGCAACCTGACCAGCCCATACAGAACAAGCAGCCCTCGCCGCTACTGCGTGCGTCAGAGATTCGAGGACCACTACCACAGCGCGAGTGGCTGCTTGACCAATGGTTTCCCAACCAAGCCGTTTCGGTGCTGTTTGGGCAGGGTGGCGTGGGCAAGACGCTGCTGGTGCATCAACTCGCGAACTGTGTCGCGACCGGCACACCATTTATGGGCATTACGACAAAGAAAATGCCGGTGCTGATGGTGCTGTGCGAGGACGACGCGTTGGAGATAAGCCGCAGGCAGCTATCGATCAACGAGTGGCTACAGGTCAACGAGATAACCGACAGCGGCCCATCCAACCTGCTGATATGGCCCAGAGTGGGCGAAACAAACATCCTTGTCACATGGCCGCAGCAAGGCGAGGACAAGCCGGGTGAGTTCTACGGCCAGCTATGTGAGCAAGTGCAGGCGGTCAAAGCAGAACAAAACGCAGAAGAAATCCTGCTGGTGATCGACACAGCGGCCGACACGTTCGGCGGCAACGAAAACATTCGGCGTGAGGTCAACACGTTTATCAAGACGTATCTGGGCAGCTTCTGCACCAAATACGACGCGACGGTGCTGATGCTAGCGCACCCGTCCATGTCCGGCATGGCATCCGGCACAGGCATGTCTGGCAGCACCGCCTGGGAGAATAGTGTCAGGGCGCGCGCCTATTTTTCACGCAGTGATACCGACGATGATGTGCGGATACTGAGCCGAAAGAAATCGAACTATTCACAGTCCGGCGACAGCACCGACATGACGTTGCTGTGGGATCAGGGCGTCTATCAGTTGCCATCGTCGCCGGGGCAGATGGATCGCATCCAGAACAGGGCGCTGAAGAACAAAATTATCGCCGCAATCGATGACGCATTTAACGCCGGATTGCCCTTCCAGATGCGTACCGGCAGGAAGATTTCGACCGCTCTGCCGACGCTGCTAAACGAGCGTCAGGGGGTCGTAATGAGGGCCGTTCGTGACCTTGAAAACGAGGGTGAAATCACGATGCAGGCGCGTGTTGGATACCGAATTGTGAAAAACCGCAAAACGGAGGTAAGCCATTGAAATACATAGTAAAAACCCTTATGTGTCGGAGCCGTTACACACTCAGCGAAAAACGTAACAGTTTCAACGACTTATCAATTACACACATAAGCATATCTATAGATAGAGCGCTATGTGCGCGCTCTAATAGATAATTAGGTCGCGGATGTCTAAAAAAAGGTTCCAGCGACCAGACCCGATTACTAATCCTGACAGCTTCCTGCGTCGGACGGACGAGACGGTTTTTCATGCGCTTCAGCCGCTGGATGAAACTGTGCGGCAGATGGAGGACAGATGGGGCGTCGACAGATTGGAAACGCTGGTCAGCGTGGACACGGCTGCCAGGTTTGCCAGTGCGAAGGTAAAGCTGGATGAGTCCATTTTTCAAAACGATGCAACAGAGGTAGCCAAGCGGGCTGCGATCATGCAGCGCGGATGGGAAGCATTAGACCGCGAAGCGACGGAGCGCGGCCACACAGCGCTTTCGATCACGGCATGGACATGGCGTGATGATGGCGGAAGGGCGCACGCATTTGTCCGCGACGTGGCGGAAGCGCATCAGTACGGAAAGGAAAACCCCGGCGTCGCAGTGTGGACGATGGCAGAGATCATCCGCATCGTGGATAATTTCGACCATTTTTCAAAAAATCTGCCCAGCGAAGCGAAGGTTGCGTTCCCCGGTGCCGAAGTGTCAGCGATCAAAAACAAGGGAAAGCTGGACGATGACATCCCATTTTGAAAACGCACCATTTTTCTCCCTAGACGAATTTGAGGATGTGCTATTCGAGGCCGCGCGGACAATTAGCCGATTGCCAGCCGCCGGACCTCGCGGCCACGCGACCGGCTGGCCGGACTGGGTACGAGATGCGAACCTTGCCTACGGCTACAATGAGGAACCCGTTCGGCTAGGCCCGCCAGCCGCCCGCGAGATTGACCGGCTGGATAAAGTAATCGGCTGCCTATGGGCCGCTGACCCTGCCGACGCTCGCGTTTGCATGGCCGTTGCATTCAGCGCGCAAAAACATGGATGGCCGCGCAGTCGTGGCCCGCAATGGAAACGCGTCAGCGATGGCATGGGCATCGCGCCAGATACCCTTAAAACGCGTTTTAAAGCCGCCACAGAACGATTGTGGCGCGCCGGGGTAGTGAGAGGCCCGCTGAATCGGAAGTGAATCAGCGGGCCGCAGAATCCGTTTTAGGATATAACGGGTTTTTAGCCGTTAAGCGCCCGGCTAAATGAATGGGAAAAGGGAAGATTATCGATCATGTCTTGCACCCCAATTGAACGGTTGGCTATGTCAGCAATTTCATACCGCGAACCCTCCTCTCTTGGCTCGTGCATCCACTCGCTTTCGCCAGCCTCGACAATAAAAGACAGCGCCTCAAACTCATCGTGAGACATCGTTAGTTGGTAGGTGCGTTTTGTTTTTTTAATTTTCATTCGTCGCCCTCCTTCTCTACAATCCAATTATCCAACGCTTGCTTGCGACTAAACGCAATCAATTCTTCGGCAGCTTCCTCAGTCGGTGCCATCGCGTAGGCGGCGTGCATGACAACCGCCATCAACCCGGCCAGTCCGTCGTGTTCGGTTGCGCCGGACCTGGCTAACGCATCAAGCGCGTTTAACCCGGCGTCATGCCCGGCGGTGTAGGATTTTTGTGTGTCGGTCATTCGATAACCTCGTACCCTTTGCCCTCAATATATTCTATTGCGTCCAGTTCGAGCCAGTCTACGAAGTCATCGCGGCCGTCGTCGCTGTCGTCGTCTGCTTTCCAGCCCAATGATTCCGCAAACTCTAGCGTATCGCCCAAACATTCGTATTTATAAATTTTCTTGTTCATTCAAACTTGCCCGTCAAAATAGGAAAAGCGGATATCCCCGGCATCCATCAAAAACAGATTGCCCCGCCGTTTCCCCCTTCTGGCGTTTTGGTTTTCCCACACATACAAATCGCCAACCTCTGTTTGATAAAGATCGTAATCGCTACCCCTTGCCTTTATAAAATCAGCAATCGTTTCGCGCGTATCAACGACCTGTGCAGGTTGACAAACCCACGCGGTTTCAATGCCGAATTTGTTGCAATTCCATTGGCTTGTCGCGTTACAAAAATCTGTTTCATTCATGATTTACCCTCCCATTGCCGCAATCATAGCGGCGTTCAATTTTGGCGCTAGTGAATAGAAAACAAGCGCGACGCCGAAAATTGTGATCAGCACAAGCGCCTCGGCGGCTGTTGTGAATGCGCGTTTCATTGCGCGGCCTCCATGTCTTGCATCGCCGCGACGCATTCGCGGAACATTTCCCGCGTTCGGTCGCGGTCGCGCGGCCCCCAGTACATTGCGGAATGGATTTCTTTGCGGATCAATTCGCGCTGGGTTGATGACCATCCGAGATCAATCATTTCCCGCGCCCATTGTTTTGCGTCGGAACTAATGCGGGCGGGTTTGCGGCTATGTGAGGTGATCATTCGGCCGCCTCCGCTTTGTCGATCTTTGCGTCAATTGCTTGCGCTATTCTGGCGTTGAGTTCGCCATACGCTATAATGCTGGCAATACCGTTATATGTGAGGTCTTCCCACGGGCCGCAGTCTTCGTAAAACTGCTCGCCATTGTCGGTATTGCAATTTTGGCAGAGTTCGTGGGCCTTGTGGTAGTAGATCGCCCATTCGCTACCGTCGGCGTGTTCGTGCGCGCGATCCATCGCGGTGTCGCGGTCGCCGTCGCATTCGCTAATTATTTCGGCGGCGATTTCCGCCGCGTATTCGTCTAGTCTATAATCGTTGATAGTCATTATCGATCCTCCAATGATCGGTTGTGATTAGCGTCGGTGACGGGGTGCAACCCGTCCCGGCGCGGTTTAGATTGATTTGTTTAGCCAATAGGCGAGGCCGCATATAACTGCCGCGCCGGTAAACATGATTGCGTGAAATATGATTATGAATTCGGTCATTTATTAAAATTCCAACTCAATAAATTCGCCAGTCGGCACATATTCGCCAACCATTGTTGCGCCGATATCTTCTTGCCAGAAATCAATTTCAAAACCGCAGAATTTGCACGCGTCTATTGTCTGTTGTGTGGTTGCATGCCCTTGCGCCCAATGCGTCAAAAGTGTTTCGGCTGCGTAAGTGTCCAATTCTTTTTGCGTTAGCATTTTGTCGCCTTTCATGTTGTGTACGTTAAACATATAACAAGCTGTTATATTGAATACAACAAAAAAGTGCGCTGGAAGTCGCAAAAGATATCCGCTATTGCCAACACGCCGAAAAGCGCGCATAAATTTCTAAAGTGGGGATTTATGGCCCAACAGCGACGCGGCGGCGGTAAATCGCGGAAAATTACAGACACTGTTAAAGAAGGTATTGTAACCGGCATGGCACAAGGCCAGATGCTGGTCGATTTGTGCGACGAATATAAAATATCGCGGCAAGGTGTATGGGAAGCGCGGCGGATTGATCCAGCGTTTGATGAATTGTTTGAACAAGCCGCGTGTAACGGAATTACCGTCAGCTTGGAAAACGCCCGAAAGGATTTAGCGGCGGCAACAAAGCGCGACGACGTACTTAAATATAAAGAGTTATTGAGGCATGCCGAGTGGATGGCAGAAAAACGCCTTGCAATCTATCAACCGGCACAGCGTGCGGAAATTACGCACAACGGACCAATGGTCGTCGGTTGGCAAACAATCGAAGGCACGGCAGAAACGATTTTTTCCGACGATCAAGTGGACCTTCGCGCGCGACAAATCACGGCAGATGACGCGTTGCCGAACATCGCCACGTCATAAACGCGCCAGAAACGCGACGAACACCAGAAAAACGGCAGACCTCTGCGGCCTGACCCGCAGGTTCCGTACCTGAGGGGGCGGGGGTCTTCGGGCAGGGGTACCCCCGGCCGCGCCCGCGCCACCACATATGATCCTATGCTCAACACGACTGAAAGTAGAATTTCAAAAAACGCATGAGACGCCTGATACCTGATGTCCTGACGGCAGCGCAATGCGCATCCCTGGCCGCGACAACGGGGTATCTGGCTTGGCAGGACGACAGGCTGCTACCTGTCCTCTCGCGCCTGTCGTCCTGCCTCCCTGAAGCCGGATACGACCCGCCGTCTTACGTAAGGGTAGAACAGCGCAGCGAGGGGCATGAGTGGCACTGTGACAAGGGTAACAACGGACATATGGACTGGTGCGCCTACACAGCGTCGGTTCTTCTCTCACCGCCAGAGGATTACAGCGGCGGTACTTTTAAATTTGAGGATGGGCAGGAGCATCACCACTACCGCGATCTGCTGTACTACAGCAGCGACGAACGCCACATGGTAGAGCGTCATCGCGGCAACAGAATGGTGCTTTTGATGTTTATGAATGAAGCAAGCGAGAGGCAGTCATAACGTAACAATTCCGTATACTCCGCGTCCGTTACAGAACGATTTTCATAACAGTGCGCGACGCTTCAATGTTGCGGTCTGCCATCGTCGTTTTGGCAAGACCGTCATGGCTATTAACCACCTGCTGCGTGACATACTTTTGTGCCAGCACCCCCGCCCCCAGGGGGCTTATATAGCGCCGACATACACGGCTGCTAAACGGATAGCATGGGCGTACCTGCGCGAATATGCGGGGGTTATACCGGGGGTGAAGTTTAACGAAGCGGAACTGCGCTGCGACCTGCCGGATGATCGCAAGATATATCTACTCGGCGGCGATAGCGCAGACAATCTTCGGGGCTTGGCATTAGATAGCGTAATTCTTGATGAATACGCGGACATGAATACGCGCCTGTACCCGGAGGTCATCAGGCCAGCGTTGGCAGATAGGCTTGGTAACTGCATGTGGATTGGGACGCCACGCGGTTCCAATCAGTTTAAAGAGATGTACGACTATGCCCGCGAGCAGGAGGAAGCGGGCAGCGAAGACTGGTTTACGATGCTTTTCAAAGCATCGGAGACGGGCATTTTGGAGCAAGCGGAACTAGATGCTGCGCGCGAGGTAATGGATGACTCGCAGTACGAACAGGAATTTGAATGTAGCTGGAGTGCTGCATTAGTCGGAAGCTATTACGGGCAGGCACTTGATCTTGCGGAAACGGATGGGCGCGTTACGAGCGTTCCGTATGATCCTAATTTACAAGTTTCGGTGAGCTTCGATCTCGGCGTCGCGGATTCAACTGCTATATGGTTTTGCCAAGAGTATCCCAGAACCGGCGAAATCAGGCTCATCGATTATTACGAAGCAAGCGGTGAGGGCTTGCACCATTACGTGCGGGAATTGAACAACCGGCCGTATCATTACGACAAGTTCTATTTCCCGCACGATATTATGGTGCGAGAGCTTGGCAGCGGGTCCAGCCGCTATGAAATGTTGCTTGGCCTTGGAATGCGTCCTACTGTTGTTGCGAAGCTGAAGGTGCAGGACGGCATCGAGGCGGTACGCGGCCTGCTACCGCGATGCTGGTTTGACCGGAAACGGTGTGCGGAGGGTTTGAAACTTCTCCGCAACTATCACCGGGCATGGGACGCAAGAAGGAATGATTGGCGTGATAGACCTAATCACGATCATAGCTCACATAGCGCAGACAGTTTTCGGTATCTAGCTGTCGGGCTGCGTGACGCAGACGACAACGAACTGCTGCAAAGTGTTTCGCGTTCGCAGAGATTGGGCGATGGCCGCCCGGTAATACTTACTGACTACGCGGATAGTTTTGTCTAGCGTCGATATTGTCCGCGCGACATACGCGGATATTGTTTACATAGCGCGGCGGTTACGCGCAGCGGACAAAAGCGAGATTTACCCGCATCTGTTTAATCCCTCGCCGGAAAACCTGGCGGCGTTTTCTTTTAATCAACGTTTTGCGTACTGCGCGCTGCACAACCAGCGCCCGGTTGCTGCATGGGGTGCGCATGAGCGGCTACCAAAAGTGTGGCAGTGCTGGATGTTTGCGACCGACGAATGGCCGCAGGTTGCGTTATCGACAACACGTTTTATCAGGCGAAAGTTTGCACCGGAGATAGCGGACACAGGCGCGGTTCGTCTGGATTGCTGGTCTGCTGACGATCACGATGTATCGCATCGCTGGCTGGAAATACTGGGCTTTGTGCGTGAGGCAACTTGCGAAGACTACAGTCAGGATCGCCAGACGTACCATTGCTATTCGATTACACGAAAAAGGTTTGACGAAGGAATTTAATATGTGTGGTGGCAGTGACGGCGGAGGCGACGGCGGCGACGCTAGCCTGACAATGGCAACCAATCCCGCAATTGGTACTTATAAAGCAAGCGGTGTGCGCGGTGGCCGTGGTGATATTGGTGGACGCGCAGAAGCCTACGGCGCGCCAGCCGATCCTACCGGCACGCGTGGCGAGGTTGCGGCGGGTGCCACGTTCAACAGCATGCGTTCGTGGTCTGGTCGCGTGTTTGGCGAAACCCGTTCCGATCAGGACATTGCTAACGACCAAGCAGTTTCTAACGCGTTAGAGGAAGGCCGCTCAACATTTACAACCGCACGCGGGCGACAGGCTTCGGTGGCGGGGTATAGCCGTGGTCGTTCGCCGCCCACACCGGGCAGTTTGCTGGATCAGGTTAACCAGCCGCCGACAGTCGGCGGTGCGGTAGGGCTTGGCGTGTCTACACTTATTGGAGGGCCATTAGGTTTTGTCGCGGGCCGCGCTGCCAGGGGTGTAGTCAATTCACAACTTGGCAGTCGTTCTATTCTCGGAGGTAATTGATATGTGTGTGCCAAGCCCCAACCCGCCACCGTTACCACCTCCCCCTCCGGCTCCAGAGCCGCCACCAACGCGCGATGATCCAGAGGTAGTAGGTGCGCAAAGGGCTGCGCGTCGCCGTGCTATTTCAGCGCGCGGTCGTCAATCAACGCTTTTAACAGGCGGGCAGGGTTTGGAAGACGAAGAAGCAAACCTTGGCCGCATAAGTTTGTTGGGCGGATAACAGTAAAAAGGAGATATCCATGCCAAAAGGCAAAGGAACTTACGGCAGCAAGGTAGGGCGTCCGCCCAAAAAGCAGAAACCAGCGAAGACTGCGCGCAAGAAATAATGTGTTCGCCACAAATTTACGACCAGATGCAAAGGTCCGGCATTAAAACGCCCACCGGCTCCGCTGGCGCACGTCTGGATCAGGCGCAGCGTTCTGCAATGTCTACGTCAGGCGGCGGCACCTATCAGGGCCGCACGGTGATGCAAGGCGTCCCCCGCAATACCGACGTTGCCGCTATTCGTCGCACGACAATGATGAGGGTTTAATGAATTTTAAAGACGCAGACGCAATCTTTAAACGCTACGAGCGTTTGAAGGGAATGCGCGGTACGTGGGAATCTCATTGGGAAGAAATAGCTGAACGCGTTCTGCCACGATCCTCAGAGTTTACCGGCGCGCGCACACCGGGCGACAAGCGCACGCAGAAGCTGTACGACGCCACAAGTGCGCTTGCGCTTGAACGTTTTGCTGCGGCTGTTGAAAGTCTGCTGACTCCGCGCGGTGCCAAGTGGCATACGCTGCGTGCGTCGGAACCTGACCTTAACGAAGACCCTGAAGTTGCAACGTGGTTTGATAATGTGGAACGTATCTTGTTCCATTATCGCTACGCCCCACGCGCGAATTTTGCGTCACAGATGCACGAGAGTTATCTGTCTCTGGGCGCGTTTGGCACGGGCGCAATTTTTGTTGATGAAAAGTTTGATGAAGGCTTTCGCTACCGTGCTGTTCATCTGTCTGATTTGTTTATTGCAGAAAACGAACACGGCATTGTTGACACTGTATTCCGCAAGATGGATTGCACCGCGCGTCAATGCGTAATGATGTTTGGCGAGGATAATGTCAGTAAGGAGACGCGCGAGAAAGCCAACGATAATCCTGACGAAAGAATCGAAATACTGCACGTTGTAGCGCCGCGCGAAGATCGCGACGTGTCGATGCTTGACCGCGCAAACATGGCGTTCGGCTCCGGCTACTATGAAGTGCAGAAACGTTTGCTGGTAGAAGAAGGCGGCTTTGAAGATTTCCCCTATATCCTGTCCCGCTATGTAACCGGGCCGCGCGAAACATATGGCAGATCACCGGCCATGATGGTTCTGCCTGATATTAAAATGTTGCAAGCAATGTCGCGTGTCGTAATCCGCGCAGGTGAAAAGATTGTTGACCCGCCCCTGTTGATTGCCGATGACGGCGTTATCCTGCCGGTCAACACTAAGGCAGGTGGTGCTACATTTGCTCGCCTTGATGGTCGCCAGCAAGCGCCTATCCAGCCGTTGAACACAGGCGGTCGCCCAGACATTGGCGAAGATATGATGGAGCGACGACGGCGCACAATCAACGATGCGTTTCTTGTCACGTTATTCCAGATACTTGTAGACAGTCCGCAGATGACAGCAACGGAAGTGTTGCAGCGCGCGCAAGAGAAAGGCGCGTTGCTTGCGCCGACGATTGGCCGCCAGCAATCAGAAACGTTAGGGCCGCTGATCGAACGCGAGCTTGGTGTTCTTTCAAGGCAGGGTTTGTTGCCGGAGGTGCCGCAGATACTTCTAGATCAGGAATACCAGGTTGAATATGTCAGCCCGCTATCGCGTGCGATGAAGTCAGAAGAAGGTGTGGGCATTTTGCGCACGCTTGAAATGGTGCAGCCAATAGCGGCGGTTGATCCGTCCGTCATGGACAACTTTGACTTTGATGAGATAACGCGCGTTCTTGCAGATGTTAACGGCGTACCGCAGCGCATCCTGAAGCCAGCGGAAGAAATTGAACAGCAGCGTCAGAACAGGGCGCAACAGGAGCAAATGCAGAATGTCTTGCAGGGTGCGCCGCAAGCAGCGGACGCGGCATTGAAAATTAGCCAGATCAGTCAAGCTGCCCAGCAGTGACAACTCAAAAGGAACTGATCGACGCGTACAGGAATATTTTTCTGCACATGCCGGAAGGCCAATTGGTGTTGCGCGACATGATGAAAGCGAGCGGACTGTTTCAGATTACTGGCGTCCGCACGCCCGAAGAAGTTCAGCATCTTGAAGGTTCAAGGGACATGGTGCGACGCATCGTGTCGTTCCTTGGCTTGGATGACGAACAGGTAATGAAAATTGGAATAGGAGTTATTGACGATGAGTGAGGAACAAGGGTCCGTATTAGCGGGCAACCCTGCGGTCGAGGACACAGGGGTAGCGGCTGAACCCGTCACGGAAGCAGCCACGGAATCAACTTTAACCGAAGCTGGTTGGGCTTCGCAGGAATACAGCGGCGTCGTTGAGGCAAAAGGCTGGAAGTCAGCCGACGACGTTCTGAAAAGTTACGTTAATCTTGAAAAGCAAATTGGCAGTGACAAGGTAACGCTGCCGAACGGTGAGGAAGACATTACGGAATGGGATGGCTGGTCACAGCTTGGCACGCCCAAAGAAGCATCCGGGTACGAGCTAAGTGTGCCAAGCGGCTACGAAGGCTATTCCGAAGAATTGTCTGACTGGTTTCGACAAGAGGCACATGCGGCAAAACTGCCAGCAGCAATGGCACAACGGCTGCATGACAAATTTGTTGAACGTGCGATTTCTCAGGAAACTGATTTTGCCACTGAGCAACAGCACACGATGAACCAGTGGGACAGTGAACTGAAAAAGGAATACGGCACGGCATACGATGACCGGATTGGTCTGGCACGTCGTGCGGTTCGTGCGTTTGGCTCTGACGAATTATCGAATGTTTTAAACCAGACTGGCATGGGCAATCACCCTGAAATGATCCGCGCTTTTGCGCGCATTGGTGCAGAGCTTTCGTCTGGCCAGCAGTTCAAGGATTCTGAACAGACAGGGCAGTTTGGCGTAACGCCGGATATGGCCAAGGAACAGATAGCGCAGATCAGGGCTAACCCTGCGCTATACGATAAAAGTCATGCAGAGCATAAGCTTCTGAATGAGAAATTAACGCAGCTAAACGAAGTCGCTTACGGGAGTGAAGTCCTGTTTTCGACGGGCGCTGCGGCGTAATTCCCTGATAACCCCGCAAGGGGCCAGGTATGACATTGGGAAAGACCAACGGGCACCGCACGTAAAGCGGAGGACTGAGCCTGCTTCGCAGATAACTCGCCGCGACAACACCCTACCTTCAACCAACTAAGGAGTAATGCGCCATGAGTGTGCAAATTACGACTGCGATGGTGGAACAGTACAAAGGGAATGTCGAACATCTGGTTCAGCAAAAAGGTTCGCGTCTGCGTTCTTCGGTTTCCATGGAAACTGTAGTCGGCAAAAATGCGTTCTTTGAGCAAATCGGAAGTACGGCGGCCCAACTACGTACTAGCCGCCACGCCGATACGCCCAGAATGGATACACCCCATGCTAGGCGTCGGGTCAGCCTTGAAGATTACGATTGGGCAGACCTCATAGACAGTGAGGATCGCGTCAGGCTCCTCATTGATCCCCAAGGTCCGTATGCAACTGCTGCTTCAAACGCCCTCGGAAGGGCCATCGACTCGGCAATCGTTAGTGCTGCGGATGGAACGGCCTTTACCGGCGTTGCCGGTGGAACTTCAACCAGCTACGACAGCAGCAACACTGTTGACGTGCAGGTTGGCGTTTCCCCTGCTGCCGATACGGGACTAAACGTCGGAAAACTTCGCGCAGCCAAAAACGTCTTGGATGCTAACGAAGCTGATGACGAAGACCGGTATTGCATTATCAATGCCAAACAGCTTCAGAATTTGCTTGCTGAGACGGAAATCACGTCAAGCGATTTTGCGACTGTCAAAGCGTTAACAAAACACTAGCGCCCCCGCGTGGCGACGCGCGGGTAAACTCTCTGTGAATTGCTGGGAAATCTCGCAAGAGACAATCAGCAGCGAAGCCCTTTACGGGAACGTTCAACGACCATTCCTTCGGGAAGTACAGCCAAGTGGCTGGAAGCGCAGAGCATCTCACTGAGATGGAGATATGGTCTTATCTGCACAGGTCGAAAGGCAATGTGCAGCAGTCTTCGGACGGATCAGGAACTAACGAGCCTGATTGAAAATAATGTAGTACAGGGTGAAGTGAATACCTTCTTGGGCTTCAATTTCATCCGCACCGAATTGATTGGAACGGATAGCAATTCCGATCACAAAGTTTTGTTCTGGCAAAAGGCTGGAATGAAGCTGGCAATGGGTGCCGAACCGACCATTAAAATCTCGGAGCGCGCGGACAAGAACCACGCAACCCAGGTTTTTGCTTCCATGACAATCGGGGCGACCCGGATGCAGGAAGAATTGGTTGGCTATATCGAATGCGATCCAACGTAGGGGGGGTATGAAAAATGGGTACAGCTAACTCAACGCTGGTTTCAAATTTTGAAGCCACTCCCCAAACAATGAATGATGTTGCCAACCTACATGGCGTGATGCGTGTAGCACAGGGAACTATCGTTGTGGCTGCGGGTGACTCAGATGACAATGACATTCTGATGCTCGCACCAATCCCATCAAACGCGACTGTTCCGCACATTTTTGTCGGTTCAGACACGTTGGGCGGATCAGCAACCGTAAACGTCGGTATTTATACTACCGCTGGCGTCGTTGTTGACGAAGACGCTTTTGCGTCGGCAGTCGCTGATGCTGGTGCTATGGCCGACGTGCGCCACGAAGCATCCAATATCAACACTGTTGGTAAAAAGATGTGGGAACTTGCCGGTGCTTCTAGCGATGGTGGGGGCTATTATTATATAGCCGTCACGATGCAAGCTGCTGGCGGAACGGAAGGCGACCTTTCGTTCATTATCCACTATTGCGTTGACTAAACGGATTGGGGGGCTTCGGCCCCCCTCTCCTTTTCAGGAATAATTGATGGCTGCAACATTTGTTTCGATTTCAAATCGGGCGCTGACCCTTTTGGGTGCGCAACCGATCACGTCTTTAGAAGACGATACGAAGGAGGCGCGCGCTGCAAACCGTATGTATTTGCAATCGCGCGATCAGGTGTTGCGCGGGCATCCGTGGAATTTTGCGATGAAGCGCGCTGCGCTTGCGGCAAACACAACTGCACCTGTGTTTAAATACACAAACGCTTACGACTGGCCGTCAGATTGTCTACGTATTGTCGAGGTAGACACCACGGAAAAATGGATCATAGAAGGCCGCCAGATTGTCACAGACGACGGCGCGCCGCTTAACATTGTTTACGTTTCTCAAGTCACAGACCCAACAAAATTTGATGCGCTGTTTGTCGAAACCTACGCGCTACGACTGGCCGCAGACATTGCATACGACATAACTGCTTCGCAAACCGTTATGTCTAATATGGAGGAATTGTATGCTCGTAAGCTGCCAGAGGCCCGTTTGATCGATGCGCAAGAGGCGCAGCCGGAAGCGGAAAACTCCTGGTTGGAGTCGCGTGTATAAATGGCGCGTGTCACTCCGATACAAACAAACTTTACCGCAGGACAGTTATCACCGCGCCTGTTAGGTCGTGTTGATTTAAACAAATACGCAAACGGTGCGGCTGAGTTAACGAACCTAATCGTAATGCCGCACGGTGGGATTACGCGCCGCCCCGGCACCAAATACGTGAACGAAGTTAAAACAAGTGGTGCTAAAACACGGCTAATACCGTTCCGGTTTTCGACCGAGCAAGCCTATTGCATTGAGGCTGGAAATTTGTATTTCCGGTTTTTCAAGGATCAGGGAACAATCCTTGAAGCCAATAAAACGATAAGCGCAATAACCAAGGCTAACCCCGGCGTCGTGACCGCAACCAGCCACGGCTACAGCGACGGCGATATTGTTTTCATCAGTGCCGTTGTGGGGATGACAGAGGTAAACGGCAAGTATTTTAAGGTTAGCAACAAAACAACGAATACATTTGAACTAGAGGACATTGACGGTACGGATGTTAATACGTCTGGTTTCACCACATATTCCAGCGCTGGCACAGCGGCACGCGTTTATCAAATTACAACCACGTATGCGACGGCGGATTTGTTTCAATTACAGTACGCGCAAACAGCGGACGTTATGTATATCGCGCATCCGTCTTATCCGCCGCGAAAGCTCTCGCGCACCGGCCATACAGCGTGGACAATTGAGGATGTGGCCTTTCAAGACGGGCCTTATCTTGACGACAACATAACCACAACGACGCTGACCCCCAGCGGCGCGACAGGCAGCATCACAATTGCCGCGTCTGCCGTAACCGGTATTAACGGAGGTAGTGGTTTTATATCTTCTGACGTTGGACGCATGGTTAGGATTGGCCACCATGCGACTGCATGGGCGTCGGGTACGGCATATGCGGTCGGCAATGTCATACGGAACAGCGGCAACGTATACGAATGCATCAAGGCGGGTACGTCTGCGGGGTCCGGTGGGCCAAGTGGCGAAGGCGACAACATCGTTGACAATGGCGCAACGTGGAAGTTTCTAGACGACGGCGGCGTTGTGTATGGCAACGCTACAATCACCGATATCAACAGCACTACAAACGTTGACGCTACAGTTAACAAAGCCTTTGGCGGAACGTCCGCAGAAACGGATTGGCGTCTTGGCGCGTTTAGCGGCACAACTGGTTATCCGTCTGCGGTTGCGTTTTTTGAACAACGCCTGTTTTTCGCGGGAACCACTGACCAGCCGCAAACAATCTTTGGCAGCCAATCGGGTGACTTTGAAAACTTTACGCCGAGCGCGCTGGATACCGGCGCTATCACAAACACAATTGCGACGGACGAAGTTAACAGTATCAGGTGGCTATCGCCCGGACAGGTGCTTGCTGTTGGAACCGCTGGTGGCGAGTTTACCCTATCATCGACAACGCAGCAGGACGCAGTAACGCCTTCAAACGTTCGCGTTGTCAGACAGGGAACACGCGGCGTGCATTCCACACGTCCCGTGCGGATCGATAACCGTGTGCTGTTTATTCAGTATCACCAACGCAAGTTACGCGAACTAAGTTTTGATTTTGCTTCTGATAGTTTTGTATCTCCTGACCTTACGGTTCTTGCCGAAGACGTAAGCGGCAACGGCTTTGTTGAAATGACGTTTCAGCAGGAGCCAGACAGCGTAGTTTGGGTTGTGCGAGATGATGGCCGGTTAGCCGGTTTGACGTACATGCGCGATCAGGAAGTGGTGGCTTGGCACGAACACGTTTTTGGCGGCAACAATTCTAAAAGTTTTAACTCCGCATCAAGCGTTGGCAGCAATCAGATAACAATATCAAGCCACGGTTATTCGACTGGCGACGCCGTGACATACGACGCGGTAGGTGGCGAAGTTGTCGGCGGGTTAGTTGATGGCACTGAATACTTTGTCCTTGTCGTAGATGCTAACACGATCAAACTTGCGGCGACTAAAGCGCAAGCTTTAGTATCGGCAACGATAACGCTGGCAGATGCTTCGTCAGCGTCCACCCAGCAATTGCGACAGGATTCAGTTTGCGAGTCCGCAATTGTCATACCCGGTACAAACGAAGATGAACTGTGGCTGTCAATAAAACGCACTGTCAACGGCACAACGCGGCGTTATGTCGAAGTTATGTCAACGAAGTTCGATACAACACGCGGCGGCGATAAGGTCACGTCAATTTTTGCCGACTCCGCGCTAACATACGACAGCACCGCCACGGCATCGTTAAGTGGGCTGGATCACCTGACCGGCGAAACGGCCACCATATTGGGCGACGGTTCGGTTTACGCTAATCAAACTGTAACCTCTGGCAGCGTGTCGTCACTGTCGCCAACAGTTACAAAAGCAACAGTGGGCTTGCCGTACACATCAACAATGAAAACTTTGCGACCGGAACAGGGCGGCGACGATGGTTCCGCGCAGGGCCGCACAAAACGCATTTTTGAAATAACGTTTAGATTTCTTGACACGTTGGGTGCGGAGTATTCGCCAGTCGGCGGGTCGTTTGACGAGGTGCAGTTTCGCGCAGGTTCAACGCCAATGGATATGTCGCCACCATTATTCAGCGGTGACAAAACTGTTCAGTTCCACGGTTCATGGGAAACGGAAGGCCAAGTTATTGTGCGCCAAGCCCAGCCATTACCGTTTGAACTGACGGCCATCGTAACTCGCATTATTACGCATTCGGGATAATCATATGTGCTTTCCAGCAATCGCAGCGGCGTTACCAGCCTTAACAACTAGCACAGTTATTGCCGGTGCGGCGGCTTTAACAAGTGCATACGCCGCAGTGCGGCAAAGCCAGTTTCAATCTGCTAATCTTAAATATTCGTCTCAGATTGCCGCGCAAAACGCGAAGATTGCCGAAAATAATGCGCTTGTTGCGGAACAAGCGGCGATAGCGGACGCGGATACTATTGAGCGACGGCGGCGCATTGCGTTAGCGCAGCAGAGCGCGCAGCGTGCCGCGCAAGGGGTGGTGATAAATGAGGGATCTACGCTTGATACCTTGGGCGACGCTGCCGCAGAATTTGAACTGGATCGCTTAAATCGTTTGTACGAAGGCGAGACGCGCGCGCGGGCGCAGCTTGCCCAAGCTGGACAAGACACGGCGGCAAGTCGTGGGTTGCTTGTGCAAGCAAGCCAAGCGCGTACCTCTGGAAATATTCAGGCGCTGACTTCGCTTGCTAAAGGTGGTTATCAGATTTCGCGAAGCACCCCCAACTAACGCGCTTTAGGAATAAATATGGCCAGAATCCCGACTTACACCGCGCAATCGCGTGCGGTGCAGACTACCGGTGTGCCAAGAGTACGCGGCATCCCAATGCAGGATTTTTCCAGCCAAGGCATTATGCAAGCTGGTTCTGAACTGACAAAAATCGGTGCGCAGCTATTGAAGGCGGCGGATGATGACGCAGCGCATCAGGCAAAGGTCAACGCTCAACTTAAATTAAACCAGCTTGAAACTGAGCTACAAACCGTTGATCCGATAAAGGCGCTCACGTCATATGATATTCGTGCGCAAGCAATTATAGACGAAGCCGGATCGTCGCTGTCAGACAATGCACGGGCGACCTATGACATAGCTTCGCGTGAGGCTGTGGCACGCGTCAAGATTGGTGTTCAAAAAGATGGCATTCGTCGCGGCCGTGAAAAGCTAGAATCGAATTTGGTGAGCGGTATTGACGCAAATGTTATGGCCGTTAGGGGTGATGACACTGTTGGCGACCGTCGAATTCGTCTCGACAATGTACGGGAAATGTTAGCTGGCGCTGTGACTAACAGGGTAATAGCGGCTGACGTAGCCGCAAGATATTTAGTCAAATATCAAAACGACGCAGAAAAAGGACGCGCCGCTTTTCATGTCCGCGACGACCCTGCTGATTTTATAAAGGTGGCAGGCACTGGCGACGAATACAAATCTCTGACAGGTGAACAGCGCGCCAAATATATAGCGCAAGCGGAAAAGCGTTTAAAAAGCCAGCGCGTTGCAAAAAAAACATCTACCACAGCCGCAGACAACGCTGCCGAAAAGCAAATTAAAACTGTCTTGCAGGCCGTTAAGCGCGACCAAGATGTCAGCGATCCAGACAGAAGGCTGCTTGATCCTGACGTCATCGACACAATGATGACCGACACGCCGAAGCGCGCCTTGTTAAAAAAGCTGGTTGTCGATGAGGTTGCTTTTGCGCCCATCTACGGCGCGATGAACGAAATGTCGAATGCGGAACTGATCGCCGCTAACGCTAACTTTGAAAGCGAAGGCAGCGACGCGACCGAAGATATTGACCTTGCGGACCAAAATTATCGCCAATACGTGCGGTTTAATACCAGATTTAAACAGATTATTGCCGCCCGTGAAGCAGAAGCGAATGCAGAAGACGCTGTAAATATTAAAAAAATTAACACAAGGTTTGCCGCATTCAACGCACGACAGACGCTTTCTCCCGAGGACGAAGAATGGTTAAGCCCAGCGTTTATTCGCAGCACAATCAACAATAAAAAGGTTGCTGAAAACCTTATTGCAAACATTGAAGATCAAAGAAAATTTTTAGACCAAACCGCCAATATCACAGAATTAGATGACTCGGGCGTAAATGCGTTAGCGGAAAAACTGGCACTGGAGGGAAAAAACGCAACAGATATCAGGGTTGCAAAACGAAACAGAGATCAAGCCGAAAGCGTTGTCCGGTTTCGCGATAAAATAATTAAATCACGCAACGACCAGCGTGCCGCAGCCGATAAACTTTTCATGTCGGAAGCTAAACTGGCCGTTAAAGCGATGGTCAACAGGCAGGCGTTGACGGACGAAGATCGAAAACTTCTGGATGAAGATCACATTCGGGCGACAATGCACAACGCAGGCGCGGCCGATTTGCTTATTCGTGTGATTAAAGACGAAAAACAATTTGCGGAGGAAACCGAAAATCTTGAAGCGAGGACAGATGCAGAATTAGCGGAACTGCTGGAGCGCGTTCGCAACCAAGGCGGCGACGCAAGCGACCTTGAACTTGCCGAAAGAAATAAACGCCAAGAAGAACAGCTTGAGAACGAAATTGCGGCTATCGCAAACAAGCGTGCGAAATCACGCTTGGCTGCTGACCAGGCTTTTGCAAAAAAGGTTACAGACGTTCTCGGTGCGGTGAACCGCGCGCAGGACATAACGGAAGACCAACGACTTCTTCTTGATCCTGAGTTCATCAGGGAATTTATGTTTGACCGTGAAGCAGCGGAAGTTTTGGCAAAAACAGTTGAGGGAGATGTCGGATACGCGGAAAAAACCGCAAACTTGCGCGGAATGTCGCGCGAGGATTTGACGGCCCTAGACGCGGAATTGCAGGCCGAAGGCAGGGACGGCGGCGACGCCGACACTGCTGAACGGCAAGCTAAACGCGCCGCGAATTTCCGCAAACGCTTTCAGCAAATTATCAAAGCACGACTGGACGACCCGGCAACGGCAGCTATCAGATCAAACGAGGAAGTTTTAGAGAAGTATCAGCAATTTATTGAAGCGCCTAATGATCCGGGAACATACAAGGGATATGCTGAAGCGCGTGACGCTGCATATGAAACACTCGGCATCAGCGTTGTGGATCAGCGTTTGCTCCCTGTCGGTGTGGCAAAAGGTTACGTCAAACAATTCGCAAACCTGCAACCGGAACAAGCCGCAGAGCGCATTCTGGAACTGCGTGACGGTTTGGGCGAGGATTGGCCCAGCGCATTAAACGAATTGCAAAAAGAAGGTTTAGACGACCGCACATCCATGCTGATGGCGATAGACGATCCGCAGTTACGCACCAATCTTGCCCGAATAATACAGCAAGGAACAACTGAGGAATTTAAGAAGCGTATAGACACAACCCTACTTAAAGATTTCAACAAAAAATTGACTAAGCAGATGTCCGGTTTGTTTGTGGCTGGGCAGTTACCGGGTGCGTCAATGGGCCGGTCTATCAGCAGCGGTGTTGAATTATTGGCTTTTGCTAAACTACAGACCGCAGCAGCCGCAACCGCCGACGAAGCTGTGACAAGCGCGTACAAGGAAATTGTAACTGACAACTATCACATCATCACGGGTGATAGATTGCGCGGAATTATCCCCAAATCAGCCAATCCTGAAGGTGTAGACGCAGGGGTTGCGGAGCCAGCGCTTGTTCGCTGGTTTGAAAGAAACCCTGACTTCCAATACGACACATCGCTTTTCTCGTCTACTCGCGGTCAAACACCGGAAGAAGCGATGAGGATTGCAAGGCGCGGACTCGCGCAAAGCGGCGAGTGGCAAATTATTAAAGGGGGAACTGAGGCACAGTTACACGTTAGAAACTCACCTGTTTTAAATGCAGACAACAAACCGATTATTGTGAACATCGATGCAGAAATTGCGGCCGATTTGAAATTCCGACGGCGTACAGTGCGCGAGGCAAACAAATCGGCAACGAAAGCGCGCAGCACCGTTAGAAATATAGGTGCTGACTAATGGCGCAAGAATTTCCGTCACCGCTCAACCCGCGCGCTGGACCGATTGATCTCACATTTTCGAGATACGATGCAGTCGTTGCTGCCGGACAGGAGGCGGCCGCGACGAACCCGCTTTCATCGGTTCTGACATCGATTGATTTGTACCAAGCTAGAAATGACGGCAACGCACCGCCCCTGTCGCTGCACGAGCAATCGTCTGTGATTGAAGAAGCAAATCTGACTGGCATGCTTGAGCCTGACGAGGGCGAAACACTTGCAAGCCTAGACCTGATGATAAACCTGAAGCGCGAAGAATTAGCGCGTCAAGCCGTCATGCAAAACGTTGAGGAAGGCATCACGTCATCTGCTGCGATGCTTGGCAGCGGCTTGTTTGTATCGATGCTTGACCCAATCAACGTTGCGTCAGCGTTTGTACCAATAGTCGGCCCAGCACGTTACGCAGCGATGCTGCGGCAGAAGGCAACGACTTTCGGCCGGTTTGCTGTGCGCTCACGCGTAGGCGCTGCCGAAGGCGCGCTGGGTGCAGCGATGGTTGAACCGATTGTGTATTTGGCTGCGCAGGACAGACAGGCTGATTACGACCTGTACGACACATACGCGAACCTTGCTTTCGGTACTGTACTTGGCGGCGGATTGCACGGTGTCGGTGGTTTTGTAAAAGACCAAGTTGTTCCGCCAATCACACAGCGGCACATCACGCAAATAATTGAAAATCTTTCGCCGGAAGCCCGGCAGTCTGCTTTCAACGGAACAGTAGGACAACTTGCAAATGGTCGTATGGTACAAGGCGTGGATTACATTCTGCGCGCTGACCTTGAAAACAGCACAGCGGTCGACAGCGTCGGCAGTCAGTTTACTGGTTTCGAAGCTACAGCGCGTGAAATCGATGCTGATAAATTTGAAGTTACGCTTGATCCGGTGCGGACATCGAATTTGGAACTGGATGGTGAAGAAGCTATCCGGTCTACGCGCGAAAGTCTTGGCGCTGTTGATGTAGGCGCAAACGGCGAAGCTGCGTTTCCGGCCCAAGCTGCCGAAGGTTTGGCTGATTTTGAAGCTGCGCAGCTAGCCACGACGTTGCAGAGGGCGGGCATCAGAACTGAGGTTCGCACAACCGCAGACGGCACCTACACGGTCGATATGTTTGTACCGACAGAGATGGTGGCGCGCAATCCAGACGGCAGCTACCTGTCTTACCAAACAAAAAAAGCCGCTGACAAAGCACGGAAAAGTTTGACTAAAGAAGGGGTCATTGAACGCGGCACCGCTGTCAAGATTGGCGATGAATACTTCATTGTTCAGACCACCGACAAGAATGTTGTCAGCGCTTTTAAAAACAACGCGGACAATATTGTACTGCCAACAGAGTTCCCGGCTTTTAATTTAAGCCAAGCGTTAGACGAAGGCACCGGCCGCCCCCGCGTCGTGCCGGAAACTGACTACGCTGCCGACGCTTTGGAACGGTCGCACTCGCCGGACAACCGTATATTTGACGCACAGGAACGCGACGCACTTGCTAGGGCTGAAGCTGACGACCGGCGTATGTTTGATGATTTAGATGAGGCTACCGCGCGTCAGGAAACTGACGAACAACTTGCCGACGTAGACCGCTTGAAAACAGAATTGACAGACGAGCCGCTACTTGAATCAGTTGTCGATGAGTCAGAGGCAGAACTTGCTGCCGCTGATGAGGCGATTGAAAGCACACAGCAAACTTCTGATGGCTTTAGGCAGGCGGCAGCCTGTGTTCTGCAAGGATTAGTATAATGCCGTTGTCTGATTGCCTTGCGACGATCCGCACCGCTGCGCCCAATCTTACCGACGATCAGGCAAACGTTTTGCTTGATGAAGTGTCCGGCATTGTGGAACGGCTGCAAGCCGATAAAAAGGTAACAAACCTTGAAGCTGCTGTTGCCGAAGCTGTGGAACAGCGTATCTCGCGAGAAGCGCGGGCGGCAGTTAATGAGAAGCGCATCGCTGCACTGAACTACAACACACGGCTGCACTTTATTCAGCGATTGCGCGAAGTGCCAGATCAAGATGTTCCAAGATTCCTTGAAAGCATTCTGGCGGGTGAAGAAGGCAATAGCCTGTACAAGACTTCTATTGAGGCGACGCAGAAAGCATTCGAACGCACAGCCTACGCCTTGTTTTTTAGAAGCGTGGAAGCAAAGGGTTTAGCCCGTGGAGAAGCTATAAGTTTTTTGCGGAAGGCCAAGAACGGCCGGATGCTGTTGCAGGAAAGCTATAACCCCGGCAGTTCTGGCAACGATATAGCGCGCATCATTGCTGAAGCGATGGAGGAAACAAACGAATATCTGCGGAAGTCCGCAAACAAGTTTGGTGCCGATATCGCGCGCATGCCGGGGTATTTGATAAAGCAGTCGCATGACGATTTGAAAATTCACCAAGCTGGCAGGCAGGCGTGGATTGACGACATCATTGACCTTCTGGATCACGGTCGGACTTTTGACGAAGGCATGACGGACGCTGCCAAGCGACAATATTTAAGCAACGTCTGGGACACGCTTATAACGAATGAGCAACGCAATGATTTCCTGTCTGACTTGTCAGCACCGCCTGGTTTTAAAGGGCCGGGAAATCTGGCAAAAAAGCTAACCAATCATCGTAGCCTGCATTTTAAAGACGGTGACGCCGCGTGGTCTTATATGGGCAAGTACGCGCGAACAGACGTGGGAACGTCATTCTTCGGCGGCATCGATATGATGACACGCAGCGTTGCCGCCATGTCGCATCTTGGTCCCAACCCTCGCGCGATGCTGAACGAGATTGTGGGCCGTGCGCAAGCCAAAATTCGCGGTGATGAAACTGGGCTGCACAACAAAATCAGCACTGATTATCTGGACAGGCTTTTTGACGAAGTAACCGGAGCGGCGTCTATCCTGCCTGCGTACAACTCACGCGGGTTTTTTCTGGCGCGCGCCGTGAACTTTTTGAAAAATGTTTCCAGTTCCGCAATTCTTGGCGGTACTACGCTGACATCTATCGCTGACGTTGGCACATCCGCTGTGCGGTTAGCTGATATCGGTGCGGATTTTACAGAAGCGCACGGCTCCGTTCTTGCCGGTTTTTTTGAAGGCAGACGTACTGGTGAAAAGCGGGAGATTGCCGACAGCCTTGGCATTGGAATGGATCACCTTATAGCCGGTGTTCAATCGCGCTTTCTTGGCAACGACGCAATGGATGGTCAAGGGTCGCAGCTAGTCAGTATGGTGATGCGCGTGACAGGAATGAACTGGATGACCGACACCCTTAAAACGTCGGTGTCGTTAACGCTGTCAAGTTATATAGCGCGTCAGATGGGTAAATCCTTTGACGCTATCCATCCGCAGCTTCGCAGGGAATTGTCGGCATACGGCATCACCGCTGACGAATTTTCGGCACTAAGCGCTGCGGCAAGAACAGTAGAGGGCAAAAGCTACATCGACATCGATGCAATTGCGGACGATGGCTTGGCGCTTAAAATGAAAGAATTTTTCAGTGGCTTTGCCGACAGCGCCGTACTGACGCCGGGGGCCAGAACGATGGCACTGGTAAAGCAGGGCAAGCGCGGGGAGCCAATGACAGAAATGCTGATGGTGTTTATGCACCTGAAGTCATTCAGCGTCAGCTACTGGAACGAAATACTGAGCCGCGCTTGGAAAGGCGAAGGCGTCCGCGTTGGCTACGCCCTGCACCTAGCCCTTAGTATGGCTGTATACGGCTTTATTGCGTCAAGCCTTAAAGATTTTACGGCCGGGAAAGAGCCGCGCGAACCGGGTTTGGAAGCGTTGTTTGATGCGATGCTAACCTCTGGCGGGCTTGGGTTCTACGGCGATCTGGTGATTGGCGCTGTCGGCCGCGAGGAAAGATATGGCGAAGGTCTGGCGGAAGCACTCGGCGGCCCAGTGCTTGGTACGTTTGCACGCAGTCTAAAAGCAATGGGCGCTTTGGTAGAGGGTGATATCGACGCTGCCAGTTACAAAGGCATGCGTGTGGCGAAAAGCATGATGCCCGGTGCGAACATTTTCTACACCCGGCTTGCGCTTGATTATATGTTTTTCTGGCAGATGTCAGAGTACCTACGGCCCGGTTGGGCTAGTAATTTTGAAGATCGTGTACGCGACGAAACCGCGCAGGAGTTTTACCTGCCACCCACCGACGCAGTTCGGGATAGCTACTTAAACTAAGGAAATTGACATGGCTGTCAGCAGCACATCAACCACCGTGTCCTACACGGGGAACGGATCAACTACGTCTTTTGCCGTAACTTTTCCCTTTCAGGGAACGGGTGCGACGGCGGAACTTGAAGTCGTTCAGCGCACAATTGCAACGGGTGTGGAGGCGGTTCTGTCCTACACCACGCACTACACAGTGACCGGCGGCAACGGCTCAACCGGCGCTGTTGTTGCAGCCTCTGCGCCAGCAGACACGGTGCAGTGGCACATCAGACGCGCAACCACGCGCACGCAGACGGTTGATTACACTGCCAACGACCCCTTCCCGGCCGACACGCACGAACTGGCCCTTGACCGGTTGGCTATGGCAACCCAGGAATTACAGGAAGCGTCTAACAGATCATTTAAAGTTAGCCGCACAAATTCAATCACCAGCGCCGAATTTACGGATGACGCAACCGCGCGCGCCAGCAAATTGCTGGGTTTCGACAGCAGTGGCGATCTGGAAAGCACGACTGGCCGCGTTTCATCAGTCAGCGTTTCCAACGTAGCAACAAGCAGCGGCGCACCCGGAACCGCGACCGCCAGCTTCACGACATCAAGCGGCGCATTAGCGTTGGGCATACCGATTGGGCAGACAGGCCATGCTGGTATCAGCATGCAGTATTCAACGACAACTGCGGACGCTGATCCCGGCGCTGGGGTTATCCGCCTTAATAATACGTCTCTAAACAGCGCAACCATTATGTATGTGGATGACAGCGATGGCACCACAGACATTAGCGCGTGGGTGCAATCATGGGACAACAGCACCAGCGGTTCAAAAGGTTTTATTACGATTGCTGGCAACCCGAATAGTTCGTCTCCGCTGGTAATTTTTAAGGTCAATGGCGCGGTTACAGACGCCAGCGGCTATACCAAGGTGCCGGTTGCATATGTAGCTGGCAGCACGTCAATTTCAAACTCTGCCGAAATATCGGTGCAGTTCTCACCGGCTGGCGATGGCGATGTGGCTGGGTTGGATTACACATTCAGCACAACCACAACCGACAGCGATCCCGGAACTGGAACGCTGCGGCTTAACCACGGAACGACCGGCAGCGCCACAGCAATTTACATCGACGACAGTGACGCTAATTCGGCGGATGTGTCTGCGTACTTGCTGACGTGGGACGACAGCACAAACACTGATGATCGCGGAACAATTTACATAACGAAGAAAAGCGCACCTGCAAACTACGCAATCTTCAAAGTAAGCGGCGCATCAACCGATGCTTCCGGCTACGTCAAGTTGGCGGTGACGCATGTAGACAGCAACGGCAGCTTTAGTGACGCCGATGAAATAGCGATTGAGTTTAACCGCACTGGTAATGCCGGTGATTTAGCAGACCCGACAACGACGCGCGGTGACATTATTACGCGCGGCGCATCAGCTATAGGCCGGTTGGCAGTTGGTTCTGCAAACCGAGTGTTGATCTCAGACGGCACTGACCCTGCATATGGTCAAGTTCCATTAGCGACGGCGGTAAGCGGCACTTTGCCATTAGCAAACGGCGGTACGGGAGCGGCCAACCTGGCCGCCGCAAACATTGTCGCAACAAACGCTCAGAATACTTTTACCAAGGCGCAAGTGCCAAGCACCTACACCGCTGCGTTGTCGGCAACCAGCGGCGTTTTAGATTACGACACCTATCAGAATTTCATCATCACCCTGGCAAGTGGATCAAACACGCTTGCAGCGCCAACGACCGAGGCATCGCAGATTGGTCAATGCGGTGTCATTATCTTTATTCAGCCTTCTAGCAGCAGCGCGGCAACCTTGTCATTGCATGGAGACTATGAGACGGCAGCGGCGGCAGGGATAACACTTTCAACAGCTAACAACGATTACGACATCGTTCCGTACATCATTAAAGCGGACAACTCTGTCCTGCTTGGTGCGGCACAGTTGAACTTCGGGTGATCTGAATGTTTACGGAACCCGGACAGTTTTTCCCATCAAGCGCAGCTTCGTATGAGATTGATCAGTCGATCCGATTTGAGTCGGGCGATGACGCACTACTTAGTCGCAGCCTTTCATCTAGCGGCTCGCTGACAACGTGGACGCTTTCTTGTTGGGTCAAGAGAGGCAGACCAAACGCTAATGAAAATGGCCAATGGTTTCCTATTTGGTCGGCGTCTGACGGGTCAAGCACCAGTGATTACCCCTTATCTATTACAGACGCATCTACCCCCGGTTTTTGGGCTATTGCTATTGGTGGTCAGAATTGGACAACTTCACAAAGGGTGGGCGATGTTGCCGCTTGGTATCACGCAGTTGTAGTTTGGGATTCGACCAACGGCACCGCTGGTGATCGTATGCGCCTGTACATCAACGGCAGTAGAGTCACTAGTTTTTCCGCAACGGGTACAGTTTCCAGCAGTTTGAGTAGCCGTTGGAATAGCAGCAGCTATTCACATCACCGCATTGGATCGCTGAACATTTCAGCCGGACCTGACAACAAATACCTCTTTGACGGATACCTTGCGGAAATGGTTTTCCTCGACGGCACTGCAACTACCGATGCGAGCAGTTTCGGTGAATACAACAGCGATGGCGTTTGGATTCCGAAGGATGTTAGCGACCTCACGTTTGGAACTAACGGATTTTATGTAGATGGCCGGGATAGCTCTGATCTAGGTGATGACGAATCCGGTAATGGAAATGATTGGTCTAGCAGTGGCTTGGCAGCGGCGGATCAGATGTCGGATACCCCGACTAACAACCACTGCACTCTTAATCCTCTTTGGGTAGACGGCCACACTTTAAGCGATGGTAATTTAGTTGCTTCCGCTGCGGCAGATAGTGCAGCAATAGGTACGATGGCGTTTGATCCTACCGACAGCGATGGCTTCTATTTTGAGGCTAAAGTCACAACGGCTGCTACTTATCCAAATGTAGGGATTAGAACTGCTGAAAGCCCGTCACAAATTGGTGCAGTCACGAATCTGTCTGGTAACTCTACAGGTCGGTACGCTTTTGCTGGCAGCAGCGGCAACTTCACCGACGCTGGCAGCGGATCAAGCTATGGCTCTGCTTGGGCGGGTACTGCTGATAAAGTCATCGGAGTT